TTTACAATCACACTAACAACCCCTAATAGTATTATTTATTATGTTTTAATTTTAAAAGTTCAATATACTCAACAGCCTTCTCCATATCTTCTTTGGAAATGCCACGTGATGCGGAGAATAATAAACGAGCCTCTGGGCGTGTACGTAGCATTTCAGCATACTCAGCCGTTTCAGGGTCTACATAATAACCTTCAGTTTGATTTGTTGAAGGCTCATCATAACCAATAAGCCAAACAGGACTTACATTTAAAGCATCTGCAATAATTGCAATTTTATCTTGCTTTGGTTCATATTTACCATTTAACCAGTCAGAAATTGAAGATGAACGAATACCAGTCATTTTAGATAAATCTGCTTGACTTAAATTGCGTTTTTGAAGAATTGAGTTTAAACGTTCTATAAATTGGTTTTTCATTTTAAGTTCTCCTAAATGTCTATCGATACAGCTATTATATACGGAAAAGCGAATAAAAGCAAGTATAAACTAAACTTAAACACGGAAAAGCGTTGACATGAGGTAAATACTGAGTTATCATTAAAGCACGGAAAGCCGTATAAAGAGAAGAGGTGATAGAATGGCTTTTAATTATGACTATCTTAGGATATTCATTAAAGAAAATTATGGGACAATCAATAAGTTTGCAGAGTTTCTAGGTATTGGTACTACTCAAATATACGAACGTCTTGGAAACAGAGTTCCATTTACTCAAAAGGAAATCGATAAGGTGGCAAATGAAAGTAAAGCTGAACCATTACCACCTCAAGAGATTTACCGTCTTTTTTTTACAAAGTAAGCACGGAAAACTGTGCAAATTAAAAGAGGTGAAATCAAATGAATAAAAAAGAGCCACATAATGCGGCTCAAAAAAAATGGATTATATTTAGATATTTTAATGCTTTGAAATATAACAAAGACCAATCACTAGAGGAAAAGTTAGAAGATATAAGATATTGCACAAGAGTTAATTTGGGAATGTTTGTTATTGCAGTAATACTAACGATTCTAAATATTACGAGAATATAAAGGTTAATATTGCAATTATTATTGTTGTAAAAATACCAATGCCAGCTAACCATGCAGCAAATTTACCATATTTAGCAGATTCCTTTGAAATACGAAGACTTTCTTCTGCAAGTTGTAATGCATGATTTTCTTTTTCCAATTGATGCAAAAAATTTAAACCAGACACGGTTAGTTGAAATTCATCAGAATCATCAAAATAATAAGGGGCAAAAAAATCTTTTGGTATAGTTACAAGTTTAAAGTAGGAATGTATTAGAGAGGTAGTATTAGAGATTGCAGATATACGATCAATAGAATAAAAGGGTGGTTCAACTTTCTTTTTGGGAGTATTGGATAAATACAATTGGAGAGTTGCATCGTTCAATATTGATACTTCTGCTTTTAATTCAGCGTAAGTTTTTGACTTCCTATTAATGAATAATATTAATTTCTCTAAATTTTCATTGGTTAGAGAATGAGCGTGTGAATCAAAGGAATCAAGTTCTTCTTTATAGTTTAAATACTCTTGTTCAATAGAATTTTGCGATAACTGAAGATTAGAAATAGGTAATGCCTTCATAATCCCTATATTTTTTTGGATGGCATTACTAATAGCTTCAGATTTTTTTAATAAGTCGCTAGTGGGTTTCATAAAAGACCTCCTTTTAAATAATTATAGCATTAAGGATTGAAAAGTAATAAGAATGGGAAATATAGAGCTGGAAAAACATATAGGGAAAATATATACGAGAGAAGATACAGAAAAATTAGGGTATCAAAATAAATACATAGTAGTTGAATCATCAGAGGAGGGTTTTTGGTATTATTTATCATTCATTGCTGTACTGATTTCTTCTTTTTCATTAGGCGTATCAGTAGCAGTTTGGATACTTAAAATTTTGTAAAAGGAGGTAATTATGAATAAGATGTGCATTACGGTAGCCGAAGCTGCAAAGCTTGCCAGTGTACCGGAAACAGTTATTCGTCAATGGGCGGAGGACTTTGACTTCCCGTCAATGAGAATTGGTAAGCGTGGAGGCAAGCGCCTTATCCACGTTGAATCGTTTAATGCTTGGCTAGCCAAACGATGTCAGGCACGAATTGGTGAATAGAAAGGAATAGATAATGATGAAGTTAATTTGGGCATTAAGAGCCGTATCGTTCCTAATGATCATCGGGACAATTGGTTCTGTAGAAATTAACAGGATTGATTTCTACACGGCTTTTTTACAAATTATGCTTGGTTTCGTGTTGCTGATTTTAAGCAACTACTGGGCAAGGGAAATTCGATTTTATTCAAGAAAAAAAGTCCGTTAATCGCCTTGGACAGCAAACGGACTTTTGGTAGAGTACTCGGAAATACTCTACCTGTATTTTACAAAATATAGGAGATAAACACAATGAACACAAACAAGAAAATCATTACAACATTAGCAATTTCTGCGTTGGTAGTTAACGTAGTTGGAGCTACTAGCAATAATACAATCGTTGGAACAGATAATACCATTTCCGCAAATTCTACAAGCTCAATGGTATCCGGTTTTCAAAATCACATTGATGCGAATAACGCGTTTGCATTTGGTACCGATAACACTGTAACTGGGGAAAACGGCTTTGCAGGTGGTAATAATGCTACCGCAGCAGGTCGCAATAGTTTTGCATTTGGTTCGCATGCAGAAAGCCTAATTGAATACACCATTGCAATGGGTAACCAAGCGCGAACAAGCGCTTATAATACCATCGCTATAGGTAACGGCGCCTATGCAAATGGTGAAAGTACGGTTGTTGTTGGCCGTACTAATACAGTAAACGCAGAAAATGCGACTGTTATCGGTTCAAACAATGGCACGATAGGAAGTGGTCACAGTGTTGTGATTGGTTACAACAACCAAGTATTAGACAATTCTAAAGAACAACTAATCTTCGGTTCAAACAATAAAACTAAAGGTCAAGGCGCTGTAGTCATTGGTACTCATGGCCAAGCTGGTGCTATTGATGCATTAGCAATTGGCAATAATACATTAGCCGATACGCCTAATGCAGTAGCCTTGGGAACTAATTCAACTACTGATACCACGGTTAGTACAGATCATGTTTATATCAACGGCAAGAAATTCAACTTCGCCGGCGGTGTAGCTGATAGTACTGTTTCTGTTGGCACTACAAATAAAGCAGGTATGAGCGGTGTAATGAATTATAAACGCACTATTACAAATGTAGCTGCAGGTCGTATTGATTCCACATCTACTGATGCGGTTAATGGTAGCCAATTAAATGCAGTCATCAACTCATTGAACTTCACTACAGTCGGTGACGGTAATAATACAACAGTATCTCAAACAACTAACCTGAATGGTGGCATGGAATTTGCTGTAAATGTAAATAAAGATTTAAACAATATGAATTCTGTTAACTTTGGAGCAAATGTAGATACTGTTCGCAGTGTTGTAAATAAAGAAAAAGCACATTTCTTTAATGGCGAGACAAACGCAGCGGTAACTCATGATGGTTTGAAATTAGAAAATACAAATACATTAGATACAGCCAGCTACACAATGGACGGCATGGTTGCTGATAGCAACGGCAAACATATTGAGTTCACAACTCAAAATATTACCGCTGGCAATCAACAAATTCACGATGTAGCGGATGGAGTTGCAGATACTGATGCGGTTAACATGCGTCAATTAAGAGCGCAAAACCAAGTAGGCATGGCTCAAATCAATCAAACAAATGCACGTCTAAATAAATTAGGCGCAAGTTCCGCAGCACTTGCTGGATTGCATCCGCTTGACTTTAACAGAAATGATAAGGTCAGCTACGCAATCTCTTATGGGCATTACCGCAACAGTAACGCGGTGGCTCTTGGTGTATTCGCTAGACCTAATGAACGGGTGATGATTGGTGTAGGGGCAACATTAGGCGCCGAAAACCAGTACACCATTAATCTTGCCTTTAAGACAGGCAAAGGCTCTGATTATGTTCAAGAAGCTAAGGATGCACAAAGCAGAATTAGTAAACTTGAAGCACTCGTAAATCAATTAGTTGAAGAAGTAGAACTTAGCAAGCAATCAAAATGATGAATGGTGCAGATTTATATAGTTATTTACAAGACAAACAATTAGAACTCAATAAAGTATTGCGTTTAGCCAAAGATAGAGGGATTGATTTGGCAAATGCTGAGTATGCTTATAAAAAGGCCAAGGCTAAATTTATAGCCTCGGCCAGATTGGAAAAAGTAGCAGTTACATTGATACGTGATCTAGCACAGGGAGATGAATATATTGCTGAGCTTAGGTTAAGAAGAGATACCGCTAAGGTACTTTATTTAAATGCACAGGAAGCAATTAATGTATTCAAACTACAGTGCCGATTAGTAGAAGCACAACTAAAAAGGGAGTGGCAAGATGGATGACTGGTACAACCAATTAACTAACATGGAATGCCCAATATGTGGAAAACCAATACATTGTTCAATTGTATGTCATAAAGAAAAGAAGCGTGTATGTGATACATGTTGTAGTGAATGCCAATACTTAATGCGATATCAAGGTGAATGGCATTGTGAATTTAACAAATAAAAAAACCCCCCACGCCGGCCTCACCCGGGCGGGAGGGGTTCTG